GAATAGAGAATGAATTGTTACCTTTGCACAATCTCTAGCTCTATCTTCAAAAGGATTGCGATTAGTTTTTAACTGTTCATATCGAGAAGCAACAGTTCCCTCCCTTTTCTTAGGGGCTTTCCCTGGTTGCTGATCAACATTAGTTGTGATGTTGAGTTCCATTGGTTAAACGATAGCTAGACCCTTGCCTGTTACACCTCTTTTCAATCTATCTTTACCAAAGCCAAGTCCTGATCTACCTTCTAAAGCCGACATAGCATATTCAGTTGTTCTTACTGGTCCTTTGCCAGCTCTAGCTTCAGCTATCTTTTTCTGTTCAGCAGCCTTGTCACGTTGCCATTGGAACTGTTCACCCCATTGACGTTTACTTTCTTCAAACTGTTCTTTAGATAATTGAAGTGATTCTCTTTGCAGTCTCAGGCTTTCTCCAGAGCCTGATCCTCCACCTCCTCCACCACCACACATAGCTAATCTCCGACTTTGTTTTGCTCAATATAGACTGATTCTAACATTCTTACCAATTCGACTTGACCTAATGCTCTCCATATCTCTCGATCAGGTGTATCAATTGAGGGACATTTGTCTACATAAATCTCTTTTAGTTTTCTAATTAGAGCCTCATCTATCGGAGGCCATAGATCATCTTCATTCATAGTGTTGGCTCCCATAATTTTACTTCTCCTGTTACATGATTATATTCTCCATCTCTAAGTATTCTTGTTAGTCGAGCTGTCATCAGTGCATCAGCATAAGTTTTCTTTTTCTTTTCATAAGTAGTAATAACTTTATCCCACATATCTGATAGGGACTCAGCATCACCAAGGATTTTATTAGCTGTTACTGGGCCAACTCCAATCAGACCAGGAATATTATCTCCTGAATCTCCAGTTAAACATTGAAGCATCCAGTTTCTATCAGCTCTCTTTCTAGTAATCAATTCAATCTCATCATTAGCAAGCAATCGACAAGGCACACCTTTCATATCTTTGTCGGGTGAAACAATAATCGGATCTTCATATCTATTACCAGTAGCTAGAAGGCCCATAACATCATCACCTTCTAAGCCATCAAAGCTAATAGCCTGATAATTTTTTACTATTTTTTTTCTAACTTCTTTTAATGCTAAAGGTTTACGTTTACCTATCCGATTAGTTTTGTACTCATCAAAGATCCCATGTCTAAAGGTTGGGTATTCAGTGAAGCACATGATGACTGGGCCTTTGTCATTTGCGATTGATTGGTAATGACTGACTCTTGCATCAAACAATTCCATTACATCTTGTTCGCTACACCAAAGACTATGTATATCTTCAGTCCATCTCACATCTTGCTCGCAAGCACAACATGAAGAGTAAGCAAGCCAGTCGGCATCAATTAATAAAGTCATAGGAATAAATGTGTTAGTAATCGACCTGAGTTCTGGTCGTAAAGAAGTTTATCCACTGGGCCTGTAGACCCACTGAATCTATTTTTAAGGACACGCAACTGAAGAGATGACTTCTCAGCTGGATCTCCTTGCTGGTTTCTTTCAGCAGCTATAACTAAATCACTTAGTTGAGCTACTGAATGTGATGACCTGAGATGAGAGAGTGACACTTGAGTTCCCTCTTCATGTCCCTTTCCCTCTGGTCTTTTAAGGTGTGAGACTACGATTAGTCCTACACCTGTACTTTCTACTACTTGTCTTAGTTTGGTACAAGTAACATCAAGTGCTCGCCTCTCATCTAGGTCACTGATACCAGAGATAACTATGGTCAAGTGATCCAAGATAACTACATCTACATTTTCAGCAGTAGCTAGATATTGAATCTGTTCGATCAACCTATCAGGATCAATAGATCCAAAGTGGTCATATAAGAAGAGTCGATTAGATCCAGTAAGTCGATCAAATGCTTTCTTTAATTCCTCTTCTGATATGCAATCAGGTTGTAGATGTAATGGCTTAGAGATTTCAACACCAATGATTCCTTGCAGGGTACGTTGAACACTTTCTTCTAGTGCTATGTATCCAACTCGGAGTCCTTCTTTAAGGAAGTGATGTGCTAACTCACGACAGATAGTTGATTTACCTGTACCTGATCCAGCACAAAAGGTCAGCATTTCTCCCTTGCGATAACCCTTTGTGTAGTTATCTAGTTCAGGCCAAGGGTACTGACAAACTGCTGAAGCACCTGGCTTGATTAGTTCTTCCCACAATCCAGCGGCAGGTAAGATTGAATCAGGTCTTGCAGGTTGTGCTTTCCATAAGAGATCTCTAAGTTCTTCCCCCTCTCCTGCGAGGAGCATTTCATTAGCGTCTTTTCTAGGGAGTCTGCATATTGCTGCTTTACCAAGAGGTAACACTTCAAGTGCTTTCTCGGCAGCAGCCATGCCAGGCTCATCAGAGTCTAGGCATAGAACAATTCTTACAAATTGGGATAGCCATTTGTTTACCTCTGGAAGTGATAAATACTTTTTAACTGATTGAGCACCATTAGGCAGCGACACAACAGGGAACTTGTTGCCTTGTATCTGAGAGCAAGACATAGCATCTATCTCTCCCTCAGTTATCACGACAAAAGTATTACCTTGGTTTGTCTGCCTCCATTTGTGCTGAGAGAACAGCATCATTTTGCTGGTATCACCTAACCAAATAAATCTTTTATCTTGAAAGCGAACATGTTGAGCACAAGGTCTACCTAAGTTGTCAAAGTAATTAGCAACTTGTACTGGCTGACCATTGTATTCAGCTATTCCATAAGGAAAGAACTTGCATGTCTCTTCAGAGATTCCTCTCTTCTTAAGAGCAACAGGATTAACAAACTTAATTAGTGGTGACGGTTTCTTTGGTGGTGGGCTAGTCATAAATCTTGGTTTGTTTTCTTTTGTTGGTTGATACTGATAGTCGCATCCAAAACAATGAGCATGTCCATCATCAAAGACAGCAAGGTTATCCTTACTGCCACATTCGGGGCAAGGCTCATGCCTTAGATACTTGCTTTTGCTTTTCATCTTTTTGCCAGTGTTCAATTAGGGTTTCAAGTTCTTTGATTCGTTTAGCTGCGTACTTAACTTTTTCTCTTGTGTTCTCATTAACTCCTTTAGGTAAGGGGTAATCTTCGAGAAGGATTCCTTTAGTAGCTTTCATGTCAGTTCCCAGTTGATTACATAAATACCTTTGTCTCTTCCATGAAGTTCGTAAGCTTTATCAATTGCTTTAGTAGCAGTAGATGCAGTGATGTAGGCATAGCTACTAGCTCCTCCTTTCTTTTCTACAAGTCTTAGCTTGTATCTGTACTTGTCTTGAGGTGAGTGATAAATCATCTAGGAGTTCTCCATGTATCGAGTTGGTCAATCATCCAGTCGTATTTATCAATAGGTTGATTGCAATGCAAACAGTTGAGAGTTGACCATGCAAGGTGATAAATCCTTGATGTCTTTTCACAAACAGGACACTTAATGTTCTTGCCATTACTACCAGCTCTATCTTTCTTTTGAATGAGCTTGTAGTCCTCAGTAATTAACTGTTCTTTGCCATTGATAAGGATGTGTTTAGTAGAAGTAATCATGGTTCATACCATTCTTGAGGGATAGACTTTTCACTCCACTTAAACCCATTTCTTGTAGCCCATTCGCCATAAGTCATAGATCTTTTTGATTTGCTAAGTCGTTCCTTAGCTCTCATAAAGCAGAGTCTTATATCCAAGTCTGGGTGTTGCTTCTTTACAGCAAGCAATTTCTTTCTGTCCTCTGGTCTGAAGTGACCTTTAGCTTCTATGACCACACCATTACTAAGAATGAAATCAGGTCGATAGGTAGCCTTGATGACATAAGGCAAAGTCATATCTTCATAGGTGAAGTTGACTTTGTTTTGGATGAGGCCAGCTGCTAGGCCAGCCTCAAATTTACTTCTATATTTAGAATTCGTCTCCAGCTGAGACTGTTGTTGTTGCTGCTGGTGTGACTGGACACTGTTCTTGCGTCTCTTCTGTTTGAAAGCCATAGCTTGTAGCATCCTTTGAGTATTCAACATGCTTATGGATAATTGCAGCTTCAGGTTGAATCTTTATTCCAACTCCAAAGTTACCTGAGTATCCAGAACAACGAATACTTACTTGACCTTCAGTTCCTGGCCCCATTTTATTTACTGCCTCTCTTTCCTCTGGAGTCATAGGAGTTCCATTGGAATTAAACAAAGAGGGAGGTCTATTACTCCACTGTTTACCAGCTTGGTTGATACCTCCAACTTTCATCTTTGTTTTAATCACAAAGTATGGTTCTCCATCTACCTCTTCTGTTCCCCAGGGTAGAGCTGCGAGTTTAAATTTCTTATCAGGCTCAGCTGCTTTGAGTTGAGTCTTCCATCTCTCAAGCAATCCATCTAGTTGATTGATGAGATCTTCTGCTTCAGTCGGATTGATTAGGCAGGTTACTTTCCATACTCCTGGCTGTTCAAACTTAGTATCAGGTTCAACAAGCCAAGCGAATTGGAATTTGCATTTAGGTGTTGTCAGGTTTAAGACTTCTGATTTAATCATGTGATGAAATAGTTAGATGTTCTTGTGATAGATGGATCTAAGTCTCCAAGCTCAGGCTTAGGTGGTAGATCCTCGGTGTTTTTGATTTGTGATTCGAGCTGTAATTTGATTTGTGTTAACCAATCTGTTTGATATAGATCAGCAAAGCTCTGCCTAACAGAATCTCTCAGCTTGCTCATTTCTGAGGGGGTAGTGGCAAAGCAATCATGCACACCTCCTATGTTTGTGGTGGGGTCTTTCTTTATAGCAAGGATTGATGCCATTGCCATGTGACTTGAGTCAAAACTATGCAAAATGTTTGCACTTAAAGCATTAGCCATTCGAGTGTTGTCTAGGCCTGGGGTTTCGACTGCTGTCCGTATATCAAGAGAGATATCTGAGAGGTATCTAAGACGAATCCTAGATTCTCTTTGATTCTGATACTGCTGTTGTACTAATAGCCCACTAGGAGATCTCCATTGAAGTGGTTGATCTTCTTTGCCAGCTCTTAGTCCTATTGCTTTGAAGTATTTCATAGCAGCAACAGCTGGGGAAATAATCTTGGTAGCTTCTCGATGAAGA